AGACCTGGAATAATACCGCCATCTAATTTACCACTTAATGCCACATTAATCATTGGCACATCGGTTGGTACCATATCTTTATCTGTAAAGAATTTTGATTTAGATAGAATTGAACTATCTTTAATCGTGCTATTCTTTTTTAATTTGTCAAGTAAACTCATATTAAAACTGACCTCCATCAAGTGTCGTAATTTTGGATTTGGGTATTATTTCGTGTGTTTCGCCATCTACATAAAAGGATTCTAATGTATTTGTGGCTGTGTTGTCAACCTTTTTTTTCTTCTTTGCCTTTTTTAAAGGCACAATCTGCTCTTTATCTTTGCTTCTAAATTTTCTGTATGTTTGATTTGCGGCAATTAAAAGTAGTATTGCAAGAGGGTCAAATACAATAATGATAGTAAAGATAACTAATCTTACAGCTTTATCTATGAAACTAGGATCATCTTTACTGTAAAATATTTCGGCGATGTATTTAATTGGACCAATTTCTGCCGTCAATTTGTTTTCTTCTTTCATCAAAGGCAGCTTTTCTCTGGACAACCGATTCAATTCATTTTGTGTTGTTTGAATTTCTTTGTCAAGTTTATTAGTTGCTGTTGCTGGGTCGCCAGCTCTCTTTAAAAGATATTCTAACTTATCACGAGCAATCTTCTCTTGTGTTTCTATGGTTCTTAATTGAACAGCATTAGCACCAACAACCACATTTGATTCAATGTGGGCTCGTGATAGATAACCAAAGATGCCCATACTTGTAATTGCCATTAACAATACAATCGCTGTTGAAAAATAATATCTCATTAGGCGATTTGTTTCTGCCCAATTATTATATAGCCAAGATACTGTTACTAACTTTGCAATTTCAAGAACTGAACCCATTAGTATGATTGGCCAAAATGAACCAGGAAATATCTGTGCAAGACCAATCACAGAATAGAAAGCTGCAATTGCTGATAAAGCAATCGCAGTTAGAAAAGGTAATAATGCTTGTAACATTATGGATTTGATTTGGAATGTGGCACATCAAACACAAAAGTAATTCTTGTGCAATCACCAACATTCTCTGTACCGTGTAGTAACTTATTATTGAACCATAGTAATGTGCCAGGCTCTACAATAACTTCTTCATCTCCAACCATATATTTATATTTGCCTTGTATGGAGAGGTGATATCGGTCTTTTGTAAGATAATAAGTGCCTTCATCTATATGGCGACCAACTTGGCCACCAACTTCTAATGATAAAAAGCCACATCGTTTAAAATTTTAAAAGTGTCTTTTTAGAAAACCAATAATTTCTGTATGACGATAATATGCTGGAGTAGGAATACAAATCTCACTATCACCAATAAAATCTTCTACATTCATTACACCACCAATAACCAATTGTAATACACCAGCAGGTAAGTCATCAAAACCACGGTCAACCAATGATTGAACACCATCTAATCCTTTTTGATGTTCCCAATCTTCGGGATATTGTTTCAGTTGATTAAGTATCTTTGAAACATTGATGCCCGTTTTGATGATACGAATATTATCCAAAGAAATCCTCCAATGAACTACTCTTTTCGGTTGACCAACTCATACAGTCTAAAATGACTTTGATTGGTTCAAGAAATGCCTTTTCAAATTGAGTATCATAATCAATATACTCTTGTAGGCCAAACTCTTTTGGCAGCCGAACAGGATATGATATGACCATGTCTTTGAATGGGTTTGGTTGTTTGAGATAAGTAAACTTCAACTTCTCACCATCTTGAATTAATGGGTATTGTTTTGTCAAACCCAATTCTTTTAGATAGTGATTGTATAGAATAGCTCCTTTCACATGAATTGGTGTGCCTTTCTTATACATGGTAACTCTATCTGAATATTCTTTCAGACCATTTAGTCCACGAGGAAAAGATATTTCTTCTGCTGGTAATGTTTTGAATCGTGTTCTAAAGTCATCAATAAAAGTATGAATATCAGATTCGGTACCAGTCATCATAATCTTAATAGATTCTTTCATCATTTCACGGATGGCTGATGGTGTAGATGATTTAATCATTTCAAGACCCATGACTTTCATCTGTGGTTCATTATACTGAACACCTTCATTGTTATACACATTGAGAATATACCGCTTCTTGGCAGTCCAGATACCTTTATCTGCCAAAGATTCTCGTTTCATTTGCATTTTTTGAGCATACGCATTAACGTAAGTTGCAAGTTGATTGTATGATTCATCAATATACGGCTGTATCTTATCTTCACAGACCTTGTCCATGATGGTGATGATTTCTTCAGTTGATTTATTCTTACCTGCAACAATCTTTTCCACAAGTTCTCCAAGACGGAGATAAATTGAGTCAGTATCGCTCGCAATAACATAATCTTCATTTGATGTTCCCAATAATTTGTTCATGTAGGCATTAATCTTGTTTTCTATCCAACGAATTGATAGTTGACCAGCCAAAGTAACTGCAAGAGCCATACGCAAATCATAGAAACGGAAGTATTGTGAACCCAATGCACCGTAAGCGGAGTTTAGCGAAACCTTTTTAGCAAGTTGTAGATTATTAAACTTTGCTATATTCTTTTCAATTTCATACTTCTTCTTTGGGTCAGTTTCATTTTCATATTCTTGTTTTGCTTTCAACATCAATTTCTTAAACTTCTTTCTATCTTCATACATATCTTCCAACATCTGAGGCAGAAAGCCTTTCTTGTCTGTTCGGAAGAACTGACCATTTGGTGTGATAGTAACACCTTTTAGTTTTGATAGGTCAACTTCTTTATTCAACAACTTTTCAACTGATACACCACGAGAAATGATTTCACGCATTTCAGGAGTGTAGTCAACCACTTCAACCAGATTTTCTGGTGAAATACAATACTGCATCATTAAATGTGGATACAGAGAGTTCAAATCAAATGATGCCACCCATTTATGCATACCAACTTGTGGGTCTTTTACATAAGCACCTTCAAATGCCGATGTTTTGTTTTGCACAACTCTTGGCGGAACAACAATGCCTTTCTCTAGCAGATAAGCATATGTCATTGAATCCCACATACGGGTTTGTGCAAAGATATCTTCATAGTTTGTTTTTGTATCGTAAGCCAAAGTCATACCGAGTTCAATCAGTTTTAACTTTTCTTCCATTTTAACAATCAGTTCAACGTCTTTGATGTTATACTCAATAAACTTTTGATAGTTCAAACGATACAAAGCATGAAGATTATCATACTCATCATATGATAGTTTAGATTCACCAAGTTCTACATTGGCGATGTTGTCTAGTTTATATGAATCTTGCGATTTACCTGCAGGAGCATACCATCTGTATAGTTCAATGTAATCAAGAAATGATACACCAACAAATTCATATGCAACCAATTCACGACCATTGATTACGGTTTTGCGTTCACTCAACATATTCCATGGTGATAACTTCTTTGTGTCATCTTCACCAAGAATTTTATTGAAACGATTTACAAGATAAGGTATATCAAAGAACTTAATATTCCAACCAGAAAGAATATCTGGTGTGTTCTCTTGCCAGTAGGCTAGAAACTTTTTGCAGAGCTCTGTTTCATCTGAACACTTGATATATTTTTCTTCGCCTTTGATTTCATAATCACCGCAACCAAAGACAACAGTATCACCACCAAGATACTTGATACACACGGCAGTAATCTGTTCGTTTGCTTGATATGGGTCAGGAAATCCATTCTCTGAACCAACCTCAATATCAATGATAGCAATAGATATATCTTCTATGTTCCAATCAACCATGCCTTGATGATTATCAGCAATAAAGGCATATTCATATCTTGTTTGACCATAGATTTTGAAATTGGATACTTCTTCATATCTCTTTACAAAATCACGAGCCTCACGAATAGAATCAAACTTCATTGGCTCAAGATATTCACCTGTGAGAGTTTTGAACTTGGTGGGTTTCTTGCTTGGCAAAAACAAAGTAGGCGAGTATGGTATTTTACCTTTTACTCGCCTGCCCTCTTTAATGCCACGATAGAGAATGTTGTTGCCTACACTTGCAACATTTGTATAATAACTAGTCATTCATACATTCTATCATACTTTTGGAATTGACGAGGCAATTGTAATGCCGCTACCAAAGATTTGATTATATTGATTTTCTAATTCAACAACTGGTGTAGATGTAACGAGAATATCTTCTTTTTTAATTTTGAAACCGTCTTTGAATTCGGCTGCATATTCTAAGAATGGTGCAAATGCAATACTACCAGGATCATTCTGAGCTCGAGGTGGAACTTGCACAACTTGAACTGGTTGTTTAATAGTAACTTCAGTTAATTCTTCAGTTACTTTTCCCATAATGGTATGATTAGTCTTGAGTGTAAGGAGTTTTATCGTCATAATGTTTAATCTCTAAAATTGAATCAACAGATTCTTTTGATTGTTTAAGTGCAAAGTCTGTAGCCTCTGTAAATGTTTTAAAAACTTTATTTACCACATACTGATTAGTGTTATAATAATACACTTTATACATTTACTGGCTCCGAAGCATCAAACACAGCTAATGTAACCCAACGCTTTGGAAAAAGCATCTCACGACCACGATAGTCATTCATATCACAGGTTGGGTCTTGAACTAAACCAATCAACTCAACTTTGTTATCAAAATCACGGAGATACAAATCATATTTGTCCGCACGAGGAAGTTTATTATCAATAGCTAACTTTTTGGCTAATTCACGAATGTTCATTTTGTTACCTTATTTAATTCAGATTGATAAGTTCTTTGTCTTAACTCGGAAGAACTAAACCGATGGGTGCGAGAATTGTAATATGTTTTAATACCACGATTATCACAGATATCACGACCTGTCAAATGCTTTTCTTTATATTCTTCACCACAAATACGCATGGTGATAGGCAAGAACATTAATAAATCTTCAAGGTCTTTTTCAGTATCATAGACGATAATCTCATCTACAAATTTAACAGCCGATAATTGAACATATCGTTCAACGATAGATTGGACTGGTTTGTTTTTCACATCTGGTCTATCAATTGTTGGGTCTGTTTGTAAACCAACAATAAGATAATCACAAATCTGTTTACATTCAGCTAACATAAGAATATGCCCAGCGTGAAGTAAATCAAATGTGCTACAGGTAAAACCAACTGGTCTGCCAACCATTTCATCAGGTAATACTAACATATCATAGTCCTTGTTTCAATCTTTCAATCAAAGCATCAATCTCTGCTCGTAGTTGAACATACGATTGAGGCAACCAACACTTAATATGATTTAAGAACCGGATTAATTCCCGGTTGTCCATATCAATTTGTATCATTTATACTTATATTCTTAACGAATATTTTTCCATCTTTTTCTTCGTAATCTAAAACATCGCCTACTTTCCAGCCCAATTCTTCCACAAGTTCATTAGGCAATTCAACGATAGCATCACCATTATCACAAATTTCTAATACTTTACTAGTATATGATTTCATATTTGTTCCACTTCTATATTACACTTCTTTAAAAAATCAACACCATTCGTATCACGGTAAGTATCACGGTAATAAACTTTATTGATGCCTGCACCATAAATTAATTTAGCACAATGAATACAAGGTGCATGAGTGCAGAACATAGTAGAATTAATTCCAGACTCTCCATCACGAGCCAGTTTAACGATAGCATTGGACTCAGCGTGTATCACTTCATCTTTTGTAACTAAACTGGTAGTATCATCCGAATGTTGGATAATATTCTCACATTCGTTTGTCCAACCAGATGGCATACCATTATACCCAATTGAAATGATACGATTATCTTTTACGACAACCGCACCAACTTTCAATCTTTTTGCGGATGACAACTGAGCAAATCGCTCAGCTGTATCCATAAAGGCATCAATCCACTTTCGCTTCATTCTTACCAGTCTTAATCTTTGCCAACTTGGCCTTTGCTTCAGAAACTTCGGCATCAATCATCATCTGTTTGTATGCATTACGTTTATCTTGTGGCATAGAAGCCAAAATACGCTTTGTTTCTTTACTTAACTTAAATGCACCGTTTGTTCTCATTATATCTCCAAATATTTCAATTTAAATTTATCAGCACGACCTTCATAACCAATGTAACCACGAGGATTACAAACAACTCTAGTTGTGCCAACCATGTAATCAAAATCATCATGTGTATGACCATGTGTCCACAATTTAATTTGAGGCCTATCTAAAATAAAATTACTCAAATCAGAACTGTAAGCACCGTTCATCAAAGTATCATGTTCGTATTGTGGTTTGGTTGACAACCTACTTGGTGCATGGTGGCCAACAACTACAAATTTGTGGTCATGTTTACCTTCAACAACTGTGCTGATGTATTGCACCATATCTTTAAATTCAAGCACCACATCTTCTGGTTGCAAGCGTGAAGGTTTTTCATAATGGTCAACCCGCTCAACAATCATGCAACCTTTTTCATCTAATATTGGTGTGCCATCTTTTTCTTTTTTGTAAACATTATTGGTCATCTTCACCATGCGTTTACTATTTTTAACCAATTTAAAATCATTCATTCTTTGGCCAACGTGCCACATGGTCAATGAATCTTGTTTATTCATATCAGTCCACAATGTGCCGCCAATAAAAGTTACATCATCATGGAGAGTCCATGCTTCATTGTCCAATACTTGGATGTTTGGCCAAAGTTTCAATTCTTTTTTGATATCAGTTACGGTATATTTGAAGTCATAATCATAATGCTCATGGTTACCCATCACATACACAACAAATGGAAACCTATCAGCACAACGAGCAAAAAAGTCTTTAACTCTGTTACTGAATTTATCATTACCATTAAACATTTTAGCCGTGCAAATATCTCCGCTAAGGATTAAAACCTCTGCGTTCTCATCATTGGTGAGGTCAAGGTCACCAAACTCTAAGTGAATATCGGATGCAAGGGCTATTTTCATTTTAGTGAATTTTTCTAATTTCTTCTTTGTTAAGTTCTTTAACAAAAGCTTCTTTTGGTGCATCTAAGAGTTTTACAAAATCTTCTTGGCTATCAGATATTTTGGATAACCAAGATAATCTTGCTAAAACAACACCGCACACATTTAATGGTGATGTTTTATATGTATTCACCCATTCAAAAAGCTTTTCGTCAATATCTCTGGATAAAGATTCTAATTGTGTATCATCCATAATTATATTCCAGCTCTATTTTCTGTCCACATTTTTTTACATTCATCAATGGACTGTTGAGTTAACCTGGTACAATCTTCAATATATTCGGGCGGCACAGATACTTTGCTTGCTGTTTCTACTCCTTGTTTTGTTGAATCCGATTTTGACGGCATAGCAAAAACAATTACACAGAAAATCATACCAAGGCCAATTACAATTAATTTCCAATACATCGCCAAAACCACAGCAACGATAAGTGTAAAGATACCTATCTGTAAATGGAATAATGTAATACCTACAGATTCTAGCGTTTCAAATATATTCATAATAAATTACCAATCAAACAAAAATTACAAAAATTAATAAGGCTGACAATGCACATTTACAGGCACTAAAACTTTACCACTATCAGTTTTAGCGGACACGAATTCAACATTGGGCTTCATTTTGGCGAAAAGGCATTGCTTAGATGCCTGCACGACCTCATTACGATCCATTGCTTCAGGTCCATTGTAACCTTTAAGTTTAAAGGTTGGTGCTGTATGTTCTCCCGTAGTGGAACAACCAACAACTCCAAGTCCTATCAAAACTACAAGTGCTACTTTTTTCATTTAGATTTCTCCATGATATAATCAATTACTTCTTTCGCTTCTTTCATATCAGACTTTTCGACAGCTTCATCGATCATGTCTAATTGAACTCTATGCAAATAATTCAAATGAACCTGAATTGCTATTTGCTTTAAATTTCCAACATTTAAGGGTGCGTAGTAGGCATATTTTTTGTCGTTCATTGTTTCTCCACATTGATATTAATTGATTTAATCATATCAACACCTCTATCCAACGATTGTGCAATTCCTGTAAAGCCAATTGTAGCTACAAAAAATCCTAACACACATCCTAAAACAAAGTTTAACATAACAAATTCCTTTCTCAACTTTTACACCATTATAACACAACCACGGAATATTACAACCATTTTGTTGTACGGATACAACATTATTCTGGTATCAATTCCAACTTACCAATGTTTACATATTCTTCGATGGAATGCTTTAGGTTGCGTTTGGAGACTGATGGTGCCACGAATACGTAATCTTCATGATCACCATCCTTAGGCGCCAGGAAATCGTTTAGGTACCTTATGGCACATACAGGGTTATCAAACTCTTTTCTGCCTGTATTGTTACACAAATTAGGTTTTGCAACATATTTCATTTTTATTTTTCACTCACATTTTTTAAATTTACATATTGTGCTCTTAATGCTG